GAACACCTTCACTGAGAGTTTCCTCTTTATCCAGCTTTTTTGCGATTTTCAAAGCTAATCTCTGTTGATTGTTTGTCAACCTAACTGCTCTAACGTGCTTAATATAGTAAGGTTCTTTCGCCATAATTGCCCTTTTTTGTTGATTATTATACCAAAGTCAGACCTATGTCTAACGCATTTGATTATACCATGCTAAATGCTCAATTTTGAGCTTAAACATTCAAAAGGTATATAAAATGTCGTTACATAACTCAATTGAAAGTATTGGCAGTGGTGGTTTTGGTGGTTTTGGTGGAGGCGGTGAAGGAGGCTTAATTCTAGGCTTGCTATTAGGACGTGGCCTATTGGGCGGTGGTGTTGCTGGCCAAGAAGCAAATTTAGGCGTGAATGCTTATCAGATGGGTGTTAATGCTGGTGAAAACTTCACTAAGTCAAATGGCTTTGCCATGCAAAACGACATTAACGCGAACATTACAGCAAGCACAAACGCTTTGAACCAAACCGTTCGCAATGTTGGCGATGCGTCATTTGCTCAGGTTGCTGGCGTTAAAGATTCTGTGCAAGGTTTAGCAACTGGCGTTCTAGCTGGTTTTAACGGCCAAACAAACTTATTGCAAAGCTCATTTGCATCTACAAACAATGCCATCACGCAAGCTCAATTTGCTGAAACATTGAATAGCAACAACTTGTCTCGCCAAATCTCTGAAGGTTTTTGCGCTACACAGCAAAAGGTTGGAGCTGAAGCTGACCGTGTAGTTGCTTTAATCAATGCGAACACTGTTCAGTCTTTGCGCGACCAATTGAACGAAACACAACGTGAACGTGATTTATTGGCGACTGGTAATTTCCCGATTGGACGTGCTGCTCAAGTCGTTGAGTTTAACCCATGTCAAATGAACAGCCACTTGCAAGCGTTAACACAAGCAATGGTTAACATTGGCTCTGGAACTTTAAATGGCAACCAAAACGGTGCAGCTGTTAGTCGATAATTCAATCTATAAAACTTGTTGGTTGAAATAGACCTAGTATAAACAAAAAAACAACCGCTTAAACGGCGGTTGTTTTGTCAAAAAGGATAGGGCATGATAACGAACAGACTTCAAATACAAGAGTATTACACTAAACTAACTGACGAACTTGTCATTGAAATGAGAAAGTACGAAGCAAAGGATTATAGAGCTAGTCATGCAAAGCTGATTTATTTGACATTATCAAGCCTAAAGCCAATTGCACAAAGCATGAATGCTCCTGACGAAGTAAAGATGATTGATAAATTATTGTCTAAATTTCAAGAAGAGATAAAAAAAGAAGATAGTATAAAACCACCAGAGCCATCAAAATTAGCAGAATTTCTAAACGAAACGGAGGAAGATGATGGACACGATGATGAGTAAACAGCAATTTATTATAGCGTTATCAACGATTTACGAATCACAAGAACTTTAATCTTTTTCTTTCTCCATTTGTTCTATGGCTTCATCTAAATACCACCTTGCTTTTTTTAAATCTTCGAGGCCACCTTTAAATTCATGTCTCCAGACGTATTTTACGACATCTTTCAAGCATGAAATCTTAAACCCGTCGCCGTGCATTGCGCTTGTCATTGCACGAATTGCATCAATACACTCAATGTCACCTTGCTTGTAATGATTAGGCGATATTGGGTCGTTTTTTTCGTTGGACTTATATTCGTTCTTACCACCTACTACTTTGGTTAATTTATCAGCCCAGCGTTGCGCATAGACATCTCCTTGTTCAGCCGCTTTTTTCCACCAAAGCAAGGCCTCGGCTTCGTTTTTTTCTACGCCTATGCCAAGGTAATACATAGAGCCAAAATCACGTTGCGCATCGACATCGCCTTGTTCAGCTAAAGTTTTTGCCTTTTCAAATCTAGTCATTTTAATATCCATTACTTGCTCCGTTGTAGTTGATTCAAAAAAATTATTATTTTGGAGGTTTTCTCTAAAGTTTTTCATGCTGTTTTTATTTAGCATGCCGAAATAATCACTTGGTATTGAAAATAATGAAAACATTTAATTGCTCCTATGTAAGGTTAGCAAAGCCTTTGTTGATTCTTTATAAATATCGTGCAAAATCAAAGACAAAGATTCTGCAAATTCATTCGCAACCAGTTGAGCGTTTGGCGCTCTTCGTTGCTTAACAACTCTTGCGAAAGCCATCAAACTACCCGTCCATTGAAAGTTAGTCATTGCGTTCAAAGGCAACATCATGCGAGCTTCTTCTGGCGCTACACCAAGCGTTAATGCCAAATTATAGCTATTGTAAGATTCTTTGGTAGATGACTTAATAATTTCGACAATATGATTGTAATCTGGGTGAGCATCTCCTCTGCCTTGTTTTGTATTTGCTGGTCTACAATGTATAGATTCTGGAATATAAAATTCAACAGGAGTGTCAATGTATCTTCTGGATTCCTCATTGAAAGACAAGCCTACAGTATGCTTAACCAATTGACGCGCTAAAAAGATAGGAACACTGCAACGAATTGATATGCAAGTGTGCGCAAACGGAGACCAATGGTCTTCTTTGGCAAGGTAGTTTATTAACTTAATGTCTTTTTCTGGCATGAAAACTTCATGGCTTTTGGCATGAGAAACCCTAGCAGCGTTCACAACGTTCAAATCAGAACCCATCTTATCAATCAGTTCAATTTTTATTTTACTTACAAAGTTTAGTTCTTTGTTCACTTTTATATCCTTTTTCTATGGTTTAATAAATCTATCAACCCCTTTTGGGGTTCTTTTAAAGTAAGGCGAGCATATGGTCATGATATTCTTTTCTTTTATTTGAATAAATGCACCATCTGCAGTCCATGCAACCTCGCATTTATGTTTCTTCAGGAAATTCTCAAAATCATCCATGATTTCCCTGTCTTTTTTTGTAACTATCATACTTTTTTATTTCCTTATAAAATTTTAAATTTACTTAAAACGAAACTTTAAATTAATACCGACAATCACCAAGACTGACTGTTATTACTCATTTAATTTTCCTTAAGTATAAGACCTCAAACCTCTGAATTGTTGGTAAATTCATAAGCGTTATTTTACTGTTTTTTGAGTTTTTGTCAAATCTTTTTCACAAAAATAAGAAAAATATTGCAAAATACGCCTTTCATGTTAGAATTGCCAATCTTACAACAACAGTAAAAGGAGTGTTTTATGGATTTTATAGAATTAAAAGCTTTAGTTAATACAGTTAGTGTCTTAAAAGTATCGGATATTTCCGCAAAAACAGGTTTAACCAAGGCAAAAATACTTGCGTTTGTTAAATACAATGGACTGAACGCAAAGGGCGATACAATAATCAAGCTAAAGCAGTACGTTGATGATTTGATTAAAAATGCAACAGCTAATTCAAAAAAGGATTTGTAATGAAAATAAAACTCAGGGATTACCAAGAAGGTGCTGTTGCGTACTCAATAGAATACTTGCAAAATGAAAATGGCAAGCTTTGCTTAGAGCTTCCAACTGGCGCTGGAAAATCTATTATTATTGCTTCAATTATTGAAAAATATCTTGAAATGTATCCAGATAAAAGAGTTATGATGGCAACTCACGACAAAGAATTGGTTGAGCAGAATTATGAAAAAATTAAATCTTTATTGCCAAACATAAACACTGGTATTGTTAGCGCTTCACTAAATAAACGTCACTTTGGCGCAAAAGTTGTTTATGGTAACTACCAAACAATTGCAAACAAGCCAGAACGAATAAAAAATCAATTCGGGTTGGTTATTATCGATGAGTGCCACAAGATTGGTTATTTTAACGACAAAGACCCTAACGTCTATCAAAAATTATTATCTGCTCTTGGTGTTTATGATGGCTCTTGTAGAATGATAGGATTGACTGCAACACCGTATAGAACGGGTTCAGGATACTTGACGGATGAAGGCTGGATTCAATACATGGAAAACGGAGAAAGAGTAGGTAAGTCTTTACCTCCAGTTTTTGATTTTATTCATAAGCCAGTAGATATTAAAGATTTGATTGCAAACGGTTATTTGTCAGAATTGCAAAACTTGGCAACAAACGGTTTTGAGCCAGACTTAACAGGTGTTCGAGTTGGTATTGACGGCGATTACAAGACAAAAGAGCTTGGAATTGCGGTAGACAAAGAAAGTTACAATATCGCAGTTTGTGATGATATGGTTGAAAGATGCCAAGATTATAAAAGCTGGATTGTTTTTTGTACTAGCATAAGTCACGCTGGTCACATGAAAGAACTTCTAACAGAGAGAGGTGTTTCATGCGAAATTGTCACATCAAAAAATACTACAGATGAAAATGATAATGCAATTAAGCTATTCAAAAGCAAACAGATAAAATGCGTTCTGAACGTTGATAAACTTACTACTGGCTTTGATGCGCCAGACATTGATTTAATTGTTATGCTAAGGCCAACTTTATCTGAAAATCTTTATGTCCAAATGATAGGCAGGGGATTGCGATTAAAAAGTCACGGCAAAAATATGTGTAGCGTTTTGGATTACGCAAACAACCATGGAAGGCACGGAAGTATCAACAATATATCGCCAAAAACAAAAGGTAGCGACGGTACAGCGCCATTTGTGTCTTGCGATAATATAATGCCAAACAACACGCTTTGTGGCCATAAATTCATGCCAAGGATAAAAGAGTGTCCAAAGTGTGGCTACGTAAGACCAGCTCCTTTGACAGAAAAAGCAATTTTATTGTCGCGTGGCGATTTTATTGAAAATTACGTAGACGGTGATAAATGGATACACAAACCAAAAAGATTTACCTGTAAGCCTCACAAGTCTAAAGCAGGAAATGAGTGCATTGAAGTGACTTGGTATGGCCATAATTTGCTCAGCAGGGAAAATAACATATGGTCAGAAAGAGAGAGTATGTACACTGAGTATATTTTATTTCAAGACGACCACTTCAAACTTCAAGGCACAATAAAAAGAATAGCAGACATATCCAAAGACGATAGCATTTTGGATTTAAATCGCTCTGCATTTTTGGCTCATGGCTCAAACATAAAGTGGGTTAATTTCTTACTTGCATCAAAAGAAAAAAACAACGGCCAATGCGATTATGGTTATTTTCATATGGAGAAAAAAGATAAGTTCAATAAAATCAACAAAAGAGCAAAAAAGATTTAAAACATAAATCAAAAAAAATCAATCCACGAGAAATCGTGGATTTTCTATTTTTACTATGCAAAAAGAAAGCCCAAACTTTTTAAGGTCTGGGCTATCTAAACTTTCAAAGGGGATTCAAAAGATGCGTAATATTAACCTATTTTCAAGTTAACATCAAGTGGTTTTTTGTATTTATTGACAAAATAAATCTGACCTTTGCCTGTGACTTTTGGCGTTTTGTTGATTGTTGTATGGCCGTCAGAATGACTGATAACCGTCTCTTTTATTTTAAACAAACCCAGCTCCATTGATTTTTGAGTTGGCATATTAGTATCAGAACCTTTTCTACTGATTAAATAACCGTCCTTTCGCAACAAATCAAACATTCTATTTTGCCCCACGTCCACGCCATTACCTTTTAAAATCTTAGCTAGCTCGCCAACAAGGATTGTTGTATCGGCGCAAGCGACAGAATCAGCAAACAAGGCTTTTGGTTTGTCAATTTGTGCTTGTGACTCTAGCAATTCAATCTGTTCTACTTTTTCTACAAGCTGAAGCAAGGCCTCTTTGTACGTTTGAGGCAAAGCTGGTTGTTGTTTGCCTTCAAGCTCCGTCATGCGGTCAAATACTTTGGCTTGCAAGTCGTAAGAGTAGGACATAGCCATCAAGCAAGCCTCGCGTTTTGGGAAGTTGTAGCATGGGCGTTGTTTATTTTGTACGTCTAAGTAGGTGGACGAAAAATTCCGTTCACCTCCATTTAATACTTTCGATACTTTAATTAAGAAGTCAGAGTGACGTAACTCCGCTTCACCGTCCCCACGCTGGCTGTTAATAAAGGCCACAAGCTCTAAGCTTGACATTGTCACTGCGGTTGATTGTACTGTTAACATTCGTATCTCTTTCTGAGGGCAATAAAAAAACCCTCTTAAGTTAGTGCATTGTCTCACCCACCTTTCGATGGCAATACACTAATTTAAAAAGGCTTAATATCAGGTGAGAACTGATAAACGAACTATAACAGAACGCTTATCAGCCGTCAATTACTTACTAAAAATGCCAGAACTGTACAGCATGCCCCTAGATTCAAACCAATCCATCCAAAGAGTTGTGGGTAAATATTCCCCCGAGTGAT